ACGGCGGTATTTATGGTGGTGGAGCGGGTGGTTCTGGTTCTGCTTACTATGGTGGCGGAAATGGTGGAGGCGGTGCAGTTCGCATTATTTGGGGACCAAACCGTGCTTATCCACAAACCAATACTACCGACATGACAACAACAAGTTAAGGAGTGAGTAAATATGCCAATTAATATTACCGCAGCAGGTTTAACGGGAACTCATACCTTTACACCCACAAATATCAATACTGCTGACTACTACCTCTACTACCCAACAGATGGCACTGGTCAACCTACTGTCCCTGCAGCACTACGTGATGGTTCTGCCTTTATTTACAACACTGGTCTAGGAACAATCAATGGTCTTAGTGATAGTTCTCTTTACTACATTAAGCGTGTTGGAACTGCTCAAGTATTCTTTAGCACAACTGCTGGTGGTACTGATGTAACCCTAACAACTCCTACTGCGGGAACTGCGTTTTTTAACGCTCCTTACGTATACCAAAATAAACTTTCTATTGAAGCAACTCTTTCAGATAACCAAGCAGTCCGCTATGTAACAGATGGCACTGCAATTGGCGGTCTTACAAAAAATAGCGTTTACTTTATTAAAACCTCAAACACAGGTTTTGGTACAGCAAATGCTCTCTACTCATTCTCATCCTTTACATTTACAACTGCTGGAACTACTGGAAACGTAGGACCAGCAATCTCTACTATTAAGGCACACTCTAGTTACAGTGGTGCTACTTGGAGAACAGATTACCTACAAGCAGGTGACTTCCAAGGCTATCAAGACTGGACAGTTCCAACCTCTGGTACATACACATTTAACGTTCGCGGTGCTTCAGGACTTAACGGTTCTGGTTCTGGTGCTGCTGGTCGTGGTGCGATTGTGCAAGGAAGAGTATTCCTGCAAAAGGGTGAAGTTATTACTATTGTAGTTGGACAACGCGGAACTGCTGCTCGTTCTGGTTCAATTTATGGCGGTTCAGGTGGCGGTACTTGGGTTGTTCGTAAATCAGGAAACGTTCCTCTTTTTGTGGCGGGAGGTGGTTCTGCAGATGCGGATACTACTAACGGTCGAGATGGTTCCCTTACAACTGCTGGCGGTTCTTCTTCTGCTGGTGGTGACGGTGGCTCAAATGGTAACGGCTCAGTTGCAACTGGAGGTAACTCTGGTGGCGGTGGCGGTTTCTCTACAGATGGTTCTAACGCAACTACAGGAATTAGAGGCGGTGGCTCTTTTGCTACAGGTTTAACAGTTGCTTCTCTTGGCGGAACAGTTGGTGGATTTGGCGGATTTGGTGGCGGTGCATCTTCTGACGGAGATACAACTGGTCAATCTGGTGGTGCTGGTGGCTACTCTGGTGGTGCTGGTGCTCGCTCTAATGCTGCACGAGTTGCAGGTGGTGGCGGTGGTTCATTCATCGTAACTTCAGCAACAAACGTTGCAACCTCAACTGGTTCTTTCAACGGCTCAACATCTTGGGGAACAGAAACAATTACAAACCTCAATGCGTGGACTACTGATGCTGATGGTCAAGTAACAGTAACTCTCGTTGCTGCTGCTGCTGCAACAGTTACTTTGCACCCAACTGCAGTTGATGCAAATGACGGAACAAACGCAATTACTTTAACTGCTGGGGGAAGCAAGTATCACGCTTTAGTTCCACTACAGGTAGATTTAACAAGTAATACTTTTTACTCTCCATCTTTGCATGGTTTGAGTAACGGTGAAGCAGTTAAGTTTGTTACCAATGGAACTTCTCCTGGTGGCATCACTGCAAATACAGCAACCTACTATGTCAATAAGGTTGACAACTATTCTTATAAACTAAGTACAACTCCGTCTCCATCATTTACTGATGTTGATGTGACAAGCCCTGGTGCTGCAAGTATTGAGCGTTTTGACAAAATTATCGTCAATATTGCAACCAATACGATTACTATTAACAACCACGGTTTCTTGGCTAATCAGCCTGTTAAGTATGCAGTCAACGGTGGAACTGTAATTGCTCCTCTTGTTGATGGTGCTACTTACTACGTAAAGACAGTAGTAGATGCAAACCGCATTATCCTAAGCCAGTCTTTAAATGGCCCAGATTTAGATTTAACATCTGCTGGTACTGGAACTGGACATTCATTTATCTTCGTTACAGTTAACGTTGAAGAAGACAGCCTTTACATTCCACAGCACGACCTGTCAACTGGTCAAAGAGTTGTTTACTCAAGTGGTGCAGGAACGGTAATTGGCGGACTTACAAATGGTTCTTCATACTTCGTATTTAGAGTAGATGCCAACATTATCAAGTTGTCTACTGTTAAAACAGGAGCAGCGATTGTTAACCTAACAGGTCTAGGTACAGGAACTCACACCCTGACTGTTAACTCAGTTGATTTGACTACTGAGACAATCACAATTCCAAACCACGGATTTACTACAGGTGAACTTGTATCTTACGATACAGCAGGACAAGCACCTCTAACAGGACTTGTCTCTGGTTCTCCTTACTACATTATTGCTCCTAACGGTGATGAAATTAAGTTGGCAACAACTTATGACAATGCTGTTAATGGTTCAGCCATTAACCTAACAGGTGTTGGAGTTGGAAAGCACAGACTTTACTCACTCATCCGTACACCAGATGGTATCTACACAGTAGATGCACTTCCATCTACAACAACCTTTACTGTTAAAGCAAATGGTCTTGTACCACTTATCGTTAAAGAGTTTGTTCCTCGTTCTACTGTAGATACACAACAGAACGTATTTAAAGTTTTAGGTCACGGTTTCATTACTGGAACCAAAGTTGCCTATAGTTCAGGTGGAGGTTCATCAATTGGTGGCCTTACTTCAGGAACTGACTATTATGTAATTAACGTAAACAAGGATTACATCAAGGTCGCTTCTTCTGCAGATAACGCCATTTCAGGTACTCCAATTTCTATTACTGACTTTGGTTCTGGTAACGGTCACCACTTTACATCTGCCCAGATTAACGGACAGATTGTCGGTGCAGGTACAGTTACTACTGAATCAGGCTCCGTATTGGTAGCAGGTTCTGGAACAGCCTTTGCTAAAATTCTAAAGGTAGGCGATAAGTTCCGCGTATTCCCATCCAATACAAACAAGTCCAACACCTTTGCAAGTGCTGCATTTAACGCAGCAACTAACGTTATTACAATTACTTCCCATGGTTACTTAACTGGTGACGTTGTTACCTACACTGCAGGCGCAGGTGGTGTTGCACCAACTGGTCTTGTTACAACATATAACTACTATGTTCGTCGTATTGATGCCTCAAGCATTACTCTACATAACACACTAACTGATGCAAACAACAACACAAACCAGGTCGACTTTACAAACCAAGGAACTGGTTCTAATCACAACCTAATTAACGTAGTTCCAAGAACTCCGATTATTAGAACAATTACTGCTATTGGTTCTGACACTCAGATTACAATTGACAGACCTTATAGCGAGGCTTACACAGGCGTTTCTTACGCTTACCCAACATTTATCTATGTTCGTCCTGAAGGTTATTCTCTACACAGACCATTCGATGGTGGTGTGGAAATGTCCACAGGTGTGGGAACATCCTTCTCTCAGATTGTTCGTCAGACTCGTAAGTACTTCCGTTACCAGTCAGGTAAGGGTATTCAGGTATCGTTTGCTATTAACTTTAAGCCATCGATTGACCTTGAAACACTTACTAAGATTAGTGCGACAACTATTCAAGGTAAGACTCGTCGTCCACACGGCTTGTTAAATGGTCTTACAGTTGCAATTAAGGATGCTTTAAAGCCAGATGGCACAACAAGCACTGTCTACAACGGTCTGTTCCAAATCTCCGTATTAGACCCTTACAACTTTACTTACATATCTCCTGCAGCAATTCCTGCGGGTCAAGAAAAGTCTTACGGCTTTGCACACCTATACGTAAACGCATGGCAAAACGGTGCTGTTCGCTCAGGTATGTTCGACTTCCAGAACGGTATGTTCTTTGAGTTTGACGGTCAGAAGATTTACGCAGTTCGTCGTTCTTCTACCCAACAGATTGCTGGAGTTGCTGCAGCACAACAAGGTTCTGAACTAGTATTCGGAACTGGAACAGCCTTTACTTCTCAACTAGCAGCAGGTGACTTCATTGTTATGCGTGGTCAAACCTATAAGGTTGCTAACGTTGCAAGTGATACTCAAATCACGATTAAGCCTGAGTACAAGGGTTCATCAGGACCTATCAAAGAGTTTAACCCTCAAACAGTTGTTAACGCTACTGCTGACACCTTCACTATCCTAGGTCACGGCTTTGTTGAAAACCTTGCCGTTAACTACGACTCTATTGATGGAACGCCAATTGGTGGAATGATTAACGGACGTACTTACTACGTTAAGGTTGTAGATAACAACACCTTTAAGTTAATGGGTACACCAAACTCTGTTTCAACGGTAGCACTTTCTGATACTGGTGCAGGAACTCTGCACTCATTCCAGCCTTCAAAAGCAGGTATTATTATTACTAAGACTATCGATACAAGAGTCGCACAAGACCAATGGAATATTGATGTCTGCGATGGAACTGGTCCAACAGGATATGTTCTTGACCTATCCAAGATTCAAATGGCTTACATTGACTACTCTTGGTACGGTGCAGGAAAGATTCGTTTTGGATTCAAGGATGCATCTGGAATAGTCAAGTATGTTCACGAATTTAAGCACAACAACGTGCTGTATGAGTCATACCTACGTTCAGGTAACTTGCCTGCACGTTATGAAGTAACCACACTATCTAACCCAACGTATATCCCTTACCTATTCCACTGGGGTACTTCGGTTATCATGGATGGTCGCTTTGATGATGACAAGGCATACCTCTTTACAGGAACTAGCCAGACACTGCAGATTCTTGGTACTACAGCCAAGTCATTTGGTTCAAAGGCTATCAACGTAGCGAATAACCGCGTTAACATCCCAACACACGGTTTCACTAGCGGAGATGCTGTGACATTCCAGGGCTTTACCTCAGCAGGTCTTGCTGGTGTAGTAAGTCAGAACCCAGGAACTACAAGTACTGCAGGACATCCATTTACTAATATGCAGAATCAACGGACCTACTATGTTTGCCGTCAAGATGCTGACAACATTACCTTCCATAATACTCAGGCAGATGCGACTGCATCTACAGGTACTGCACCAAATATTGTTCTTGGTGCAAATACTCTTGACCTTACTACTGCAGGTAACACTCAGTACACATTCTTTATCTACCCACTAGGTGCTGCAAATAACACCTCTGGTATTAACTACCAGCCACTTCTATCAATTCGCCTCTCTCCTTCAGTATCTGAAGGTTTGACAGGTAAGTTGGGTGACCGTGACGTTATCAACCGCATGCAGTTGACTATGAGTGAAATTGGTATTCAAACAACTCAGTTGGTGGACGTTAAGTTGCTTCTCAATGGACGTTTGAACAACTTGAACTTCCAAGGAGTGCCACAGCCTTCTCTAACTCAGACAATTCAGCACACATCAAATGACACTATCTCTGGCGGAGTTCAGGTTTATAACTTCCGTGCATCAGGTGGTTCTGCTGGTGGTGAGAACTCAACTACAGTTAATATTAGTGAGTTGTTCGAACTTTCAAACTCTATTCTAGGAGGAGACTCCGTGTACCCAGATGGTCCAGACATTCTAACGATTGCTGTGGCTCGTCTAACAGGTAGCACCACTCTAACTTCTGCTAAATTATCTTGGCGAGAAGCACAAGCCTAAAAAGGAGCACAAATGGCAATTATCAGACTGGGGGTTGTTAACCCTTCTGCAAACGTGGCGACTATTGCTGCAACGGTGGCTAACGCCCACCTTGTTTCTGTGATTATTGCTAATAAAACTACGTCTTCTTCACCCGTAATGAAGGCAAACGTTTGGGTTGCTCCACAAGGTGCTGCTACTGCGTCTGAATATGCTTATGTCTGTGCTAACTTAATTGTTGGTTCAGGACAATCTTTTGAGACGTTTCGTTTTGCCCTAAATCCTAACGACGTGCTTTATGTCCAAACCAACATTGATGAGGCTTCATTCTCTGTTTACGGATTACTGCAGTCAGAAGATGTGGGTCCTGGAGATGCCTACCAAACGTTTAGAAATAAAACAATTCGCGGTAACGCAAATACTCTTTACGTAGACAAGGGCACAACTGCTCAACGTGATAACACTACAGAAGTCGGATATATTCGGTTTAACACAGATTTAAATAACTCTGAAGGAGCACTAGAAGTGAAGACAACTACTGGTTGGAAAACAGTAAGGTGGGTTGATTAAGAATGGCTGTTAAAAGACTTGCACTAGCAAACCCTGCTGCCAGCACAGACACATCACTTTATACCGCTAATGGCTCTTATGTTGTCTCTGTAATCATTGCTAATAAAGGCGTTATAGATAGTAAAGCCTCTATTTATCATGCTGTAAGTGGTGGACTTATTACTACAAGCACTACAGCAACTATTGTTAAAAACTTAACTATTGCTCAAGGCCAATCTTTTGAAACCTTTAGATTTGCAATGAACAACAACGATGTCATTTGGGTAAACTCTGACACACCAAATCTTTCTTTCATGCTTACAGGTGTTTATGACACCACAGCGTCTACCTTTGTTTCTTATAAAACTACTGCTCCAGATACTCCTTCTATTGGAGACATTTGGATTAAGTCACCAAGTAACGCAGTTTCATTTTGGAACGGTTCTGCTTGGATTGACTCTATAACTTCAGGTCCAACAGGAGCCACAGGTGCTGCTGGTAGTTCAGGGGTAAACGGTGCTACTGGAGCCACGGGTCCTACTGGAGCCACTGGTCCTTCTGGTGGTCCAACTGGTCCGACAGGACCTACAGGTCCAACTGGTCCTACTGGTCCTACAGGTCCTACAGGACAAGCAGGTTCTGCTTCTGCAACTGGAGCCACAGGTCCTACTGGTCCAACTGGAGCAACTGGTCCAACTGGACAAGAAGGTTCTGCTTCTGCAACTGGAGCAACTGGTCCTACAGGTCCAACTGGTGCTACTGGTGCAACAGGAGCAACTGGTGCTAACTCAACTGTGACTGGTCCTACAGGTCCAACTGGTCCTTCTGGTGGTCCTACTGGTCCAACAGGAGCAACTGGTGCTACAGGTGTAACTGGTCCGACAGGTCAACAAGGTATTCAAGGTGCAGTTGGAAACATAGGTTCAACTGGACCAACTGGTGCGACAGGTGCGACAGGTCCAACTGGAGCAACAGGAGCCACTGGTGCTAACTCAACAGTTACAGGTCCTACTGGTGCGACAGGTCCAACAGGTCCTTCTGGTGGTCCCACAGGTCCTACTGGTGCGACTGGAACAACAGGTCCAACTGGAGCAACAGGAGCCACTGGTCCAACAGGTGCTAACTCAACTGGTCCGACAGGTCCAACTGGAGCAACAGGTGCTAACTCAACAGTTACAGGTCCTACTGGTGCGACAGGTCCAACTGGAGCCACAGGTCTTTCTGTTATTGAGAACTACCAAGTAACTAACTCTGGTTCTGGTTCTTACACTATTGCTGGCTTTGCTAACCCAACCCTAACCTTGGTTAGAGGACAAACATACTTCTTTACACTTAATGCATCAGGTCATCCATTCTGGATTAAGACAACCAAAACCACTACTAATGCCAACGCCTACAATACTGGCGTAACAAATAATGGAGAGGACGTAGGAGGTATTACATTTACCGTACCTGCTGGTGCTCCAAATACCCTGTATTATGTATGTGAATACCACTCAACCATGCAAGGTGATTTAAATATAGTCGGATAATCTAGTAAAACGGAGCATAAATGACGGACTACCCAAACTGGTTTAAAGCAGGTGGAGCAGAAGCAAACTTTGAAAAGTTTCTTTTGCCCCTTGCTGAAAAAAACCTTAACTGTTTACAAATAGGTGCATACACAGGTGATGCTACTCAATGGTTATTCGCTAACGCCTTTAAAAATGTTAACTCAACTTTAACTGATGTTGACACCTGGGAAGGTTCAGAAGAGCCAGCCCACGCAGAGATGAACTGGCATAGCGTAGAAGAGACCTATGACTTAAGAACTCTTTGGTTTCAAAATGAAGAACGTCTTTATAAACGCAAAATGACTAGTGATGAGTTCTTTAGCAGGAACGTATCTTCTTTTGACTTCATTTACATTGACGGCGACCACAGGGCCATGTCAGTGCTCAAAGATAGTATGAACGCTCTGCTCTGTTTAAAACCTAACGGTATTTTGGCTTTTGATGACTACATGTGGTCTCTTGGTAAAGAACCTTTCTATGACCCTAAACCTGCAATTGACGCAATTCTTTCTTGCGTACCTGCTCATGAATTCACAGTGCTAGAAAAAGGGTTACAGGTATGGCTACAAAAAAACTAAAAATCGCTGTTTATGCAATTGCGTTAAATGAGGAACAGTTTGTAGAGCGTTGGTATGAGGCTGCTAAAGAAGCAGACTTCCTTCTCATTGCAGATACTGGTTCAACAGATAAGACAATTAAAAAAGCCAAAGCATTGGGAATTAACGTTGTTCAAATTGCTATTGTTCCTTGGAGATTTGATGATGCACGAAATGCAGCAGTTGCTGCAATCCCTAAAGACATGGACTATTGCATCGCATTAGATATGGACGAAATTTTTGTTGCGGGATGGCGTGAAGAGTTAGAGAAAGTTCCTGAAGGAATTACTCGTCCCCGTTATAAATACACATGGTCTTGGAATGCAGATGGTTCTGAAGGTTTAACTTACAGTGGAGATAAGATTCATTCACGTAAGGGATACAGGTGGACACACCCTGTGCATGAGGTTATGCGAAATTACGGGATAGAAGAGACTCAATCNTGGACNGNNNTANANATACATCACTACCCAGACAATACTAAATCTAGAAGTCAGTACTTCCCCTTGTTAGAAATGGCTGTAGCAGAAAGTCCAAACGATGATAGAAATGCACACTACCTAGGTAGAGAGTATTACTTCAATGGAATGTGCGACAAAGCAAAGGCAGAGTTGCAACGACATCTTTCGTTGCCAAATGCTGTTTGGAAACCAGAACGTGCTGCATCAATGCGTTACATTGCTCGTTGTTCTGAAGGTGCTGAAAAAGAAGAATGGCTAATGAAAGCACAAGAGGAATACCCTGAATCTAGAGAAGCCTTAGTTGAACTATCTGAGTATTACTACAGCATCAGTGATTGGCATGCTTGCCTTCGAATGGCAAAGAGAGCACTAGACATCAAACAACGACCACTTGAATACTTAACAGACCCTAAAGCATGGGGTTACACACCATACGATATGGCAGCAATTTCTTCTTATCACTTAGGTTTTAAAGAGGATGCCCTGACATTTGGACAAGAAGCACTTAACATAGAACCTAATGATGAACGTCTAAAACGTAATTTAGAGTTCTATTCTGCTTAGGAGAGTTCATGCGGGGAAGTAGATTACAGGGTCGCTTTGACCTTGAGTATGAACAAAAGCGGATGTATGAAAGCATCAAAGAAGATTTACAACACCCTGTTGGTGTTGAAGTTGATTGGTTCCGTTGGAACAACGATTGGTATGAAGAAAACGTTGCCACTGTAAGAGACCCTCTTTACGACGTTTCAAACTCAGGTTATGTAGGAACAGGTAACGTTGGAGGTCGACGTTGGATTCCTCCGTTTAGTCTTCCTGCTATTACTGCTCAAATTATTCGCGGAAGCAATGACCTTAATGAGCGAGGCTTCTACGTAGTCGACACTTTAAGACTAGTTCTTAACGTAGGCGATGTTGAAAAACTTTTACCTAACCTATTAGAAGACCCATCAGCACATTTAAAAGACAGAGTTGTTTATCGTAAGAATGTCTTTAGCCCATCCCGAATTAACCCTAGAGGACATTTTGGCTATAATTGGGCTGTAGTTACTGTTGACTTAACAGAAGTTAACTCAGAAGAGTTAGTAAATGACCCTCAATTCCAGCATTTGGCACTAAAAGGTCAGCGAGAAATGATACCTTACGAAGAGTTGTATTACGGATTTAATGGATATGGAGAAGGAAAATATGGTAACTAACGAAGAGCGTGAAGTTTTAGAAGCACAAAAGATTGTTCTCGAAACCGACATTGCTGATTCTCAGTCTTGGCGAGGTGCTCGTGAGTTAGCAGCAATGGGCGATGCTCTTGCAAAACTAACAACGAAATTAGATAGCGAGTAACACTTGGCTCTCAATCTTCCTCAGCGTGGAGATAACAACTGGGATACTCCACTCAATGCTGCCCTTAATACTTTAGATGCTCGCGTCCAACTTCTAAACCTTGTTGCTGGTGTTAGCGTAGTTGCTGTTCCAGCATTACCAACTTCTGCGGGTTCAATAGGACAAATCGCTGTTAACTCAACATACCTTTATGTATGTGTAGGCACTAACACTTGGGTGCGTGTAGCAAGAACCGCTTGGTAATGGCAGAGAAAAAGAAGCCTGTTAAACCAGAAAAGCCAGTAACTATTGCTATTGGAGTTCCTGGTCGTAAGGCTCATATCTCACATAAGGTCACCAAAAATAAAAAGGGTGANNTTGTAGTAGAGCACACAAACTCAAAGCAGGGTAAATACGATAAGATTAACCTTACTCAGAAAAGCCAAGGCTCAATAAAGTCTGTGGCTCAAGGAGTCAAAGGCGTAAAAGAGTGGCACAAGAAAAATCCACACACGAGTAGGAGTAAGTAATGGCGACTAAAGTTGCTGCAGACCCTTGTTGGAAGGGCTATGTTCAAGTAGGTATGAAGACCAAAGGCGGAAAAAAAGTGCCAAACTGTGTTCCTGAAGGTTCAGGAAAGAAAAAAGTAGCAGCCCCCAAGAAAGGCAAAAAATGAATTTAGAACTAGAGTTAGAACTAGTTGTGCAGGGATTAGTTAATTTTCCTGAGAATGAGCACAACGCTGCAGCACTAGCAGAGTTACGCCCTCTTGCTGCAAAGATAACAATTTTAAAAGACCAGGTAAAAGATAATGCTCTTTCTAAAGAACAAATCATTGCTTCTTTAGGGAGCCTAAAGGCTGAGTTAGATGCTCATGAATCTATCCTACCTTTCGTTAAAATTGCTGCTGAAGACCTCCTTCGGTTTGCTACTACATTAGAAAGCGAGTAATAGTATGTGTGCTGTATGCGGATGCATGAAGAAAAAAGGTCAGGCTGGATTTGGTAAGGGTAAGGCTAAGGCTACTGCTAAAGCCTGTACTTGCGGTACATGCAAGTCATGTAAAGCAAAAAAGAAGAAGTAACCCCATGGCTAAAGAACTCTCACCTAAGCAAAAGCAAATTGCTAAAGTTGCTGGTAACCCCAACAAAATTGAAGGCAAAGACTTCCAAGCGTTAAAGTCTATGAAAAAAGGCTCTGGCGTAAAGGGTAAGACTCAGAAGCAATTACCTCGTAAAAAGGGTATGTAATCCTTAAAAGAATTAAAGTTTAAGCCCCCGACTGGGGGCTTTTTCTTTATCCTTGTGTTAGTAAGAACCATGCGGGTCTTGCTGTTTTACTTGCTGATTTAACTGCTGCTTTAAGGGGATTTCTATGTCTACACCATGGTACGAACAGGTTGCTGAGATGCAGTCTGCCAGTGAGCGTGATGAGTTCGTAAAAGGTATGTATGGTTTTAAACCGCATAATCAGCATAATTTTGTNATTGGTCTTTTGGCTGGGTATGTCGGAACTAAACTCCTTTTCAACTCAAAGAAGTCACGCCGTGAGACAAATAAATAAACTCAAGCCAGCATTTTTAAAAGCAGCCCGTCAAACCGCTCAGTACATGACGCTTGAATTGCGTAATGAAACACGAGCCAGTGGTTGGAACCCTGATGTTACTGAGGCTATTAAAGTCTCATATTCCAACAACCACCTAAGTATTAACATCCCTGCAAAATATAAGCCCTTGGCAGATAACTGGGAGTTTGGAACTCCTAACCGTCAACCAACTGGTGCTATTCGTCGTTTCTCTAATCGACCAGAAGAAGCAGAGAAGTTTCTTTTAAAAAGCGTTAAGACTTCTTTAAGGGGTGTGCTATGACATTAGGTCCTTTATTTTTAGAAGAAGATAACATGCTCAAAGAGAAACTCAAGGGCATTCTTGTAACTGACCAACGAGCAAACAACGAACAAATTGGTCGTCCCGTGCAGGTGTGGTTTGGTCAACCTGACGTTGAACTTAGAGACCAGACTTATCCATTTATTACTATTGATTTAATTGACATCTTAGAAGACCGTGCTCGCTCACACAGAGGCAAGGTTAATAAAACTACTGCTCCGTATTTAGAGCCTGCAAATTTTCCTAGTAACAAGGCTTGGGAAATTGATTACCCAATTCCAGTAAACCTTGATTACCAGGTAACGACGTATTCACGTCAACCTCGACATGATAGACAGATTCTTGCTGAACTGCTCTACTCAAGATTAAAGTTTCGTAATGCGACTTTAATCGGTAATGACGATACCGTCCGTCGTCTTGATGTTCTCGATGTCTCAAAGCGAGATGTTGTAGAACAGGCTAAACGCCTGTTTGTAAATGCAATTACTGTGCGTGTTTCAAGTGAAATTCCGCAGGATATGTATGAAGAGTTCTATAAGGTACAAAAAGTTAAAGTCATTGGTTCTGAACCTGCTCCAAGGCGGGTAACTATCGGAGTCAACTACGAACAAACATCTCGCTAATACTCGGACCCTCTACCAACAACCTAGATAGGAGAAATCATGGCAGTTTATAAAAGACCAGGAATTTACATCAGTGAAGTCCTGCTCCCTGCTCCAATCACTAACTCCATAACAGCACAGGCTGCTGGTATGGTCGCTGCACCATTTGCCCAAGGACCAACAGAGGTAACTCTAGTTAATTCTTGGTACGATTTTACAAGACAATTTGGTGGGTACAACTCACTATTCCCAGCAACATTTTCTGTTTCCCTCTTTTTCCAAAATGGTGGAAGAGAACTTTACGTTAAAAGAATCATCGGTCAATCAGCAGTTGCTGCAACTGGTGTAGTTCCACGTTCCTCTGGTGCTGGAACTGTACTTACCCTAACCGCTAAAAATAAAGGAACTGACGGAAATAACTACCGTGTTCAAATTTCTGGTGGTTCAGTACCCTCTACGTTCACAGTTGCAATCTATAAAGAAGGTATTATTGGAACATCTACATCAGTTACTGATGATGTTTTAGTAGAACAGTATGAAAACCTTGATTTTGCAACTGCAACATCCAACAGTTATGCATCAACAGTAATTAACTCTGTTTCACAACTATTTACTGCTGTAGTAAATGATAACGTTAACGCACCTTCAACTGCTGTTGTTCCATTTACAGGTGGAAGCAATGGAAACGCTGTTGTTACTACTGACTATGAAGGCTCTACAACTGGTGTTCCTGGAGCACTAGACTTAATTGACAGACCTCTAGTAGTCTGGTTACCAGGGATATATGAACTGTTTTCAGAAAGTGCTGCTACAACATTGGCTGCTAACATTTCAGCCTACATTGTTCTTTCTAAGAAAGACTTCTTTATTGGAGAAGTAAAATCAGGTATAACTGTTGCACAAGCACTTACTACTGCTGATTCACTTGGCGGAGCAGGTACTTATGGCGCAGTTTATTATCCTTCACTTCTAATAGCAGACCCTCTTGGCGTAGCATCAGGTGCTACACGTAAGGTAGGTCCTGCAGGAGCAGTTGCTGGTTTGTACTTAAGAACTGATGCAACTGTTGGTCCATTTAAAGCACCTGCTGGTTTAGCAGCAAATGTTGCTGGAGTGGTTGCTACAGATAAGTCATTTACTGCTTCAGAACTTGACTCGTTAAACGCTGCTTCTTTTCCTGTAAATCCAATTCGTCAAGTTCCAGGTGCAGGTATATCCGTAATGGGTGCTCGTACTTTGAAGCAAGACGGAACAGCAAACAAGTATGTAAATATGCGTCGTTCTCTTATTTACATCCGCAAGAGTTTGCAAAACCTAACAGAGTTTGCGTTATTCGAAAATAACAATGAGCAGTTGTGGGGTCGTATTAATACAACCCTTAACACCTTCTTAAATGAATACCGCAATCAAGGAGGATTACGTGGAAATACTCCTGCAGACGCGTACTTTATTAAGTGCGATGCTGAAAACAATACTGCAGCCTCTATCGCTAGTGGCGAAGTTCGCATCGAAGTTGGTGTGGCCTTGCAGTACCCTGCGGAATTCGTGGTTATTAACCTTAGCCAGAAGACCTTAAACTAAGAAAAGGAGCCTAACTAAAAATGGCATTTGTAGATAAAAACAGGTCTAGTCTTGCGACTGACCCAATCAGAAACTTTAGGTTTTTGGTGAATTTTTCCCCATTGAACGGAAACGACACTAACCTGTCGGATTTAACAAAAGCAACTATGGGCTTTACTTCAGTTTCAGGAATGGCTGTAACCACAGACTCTATTCCTTATCGTGAAGGTGGCTACAATACGACTGTTCACCAGATTCCTGGTCAAACCTCTTTCCAACCGCTTACTCTGCAAAGAGGCGTACTAATTGGAAATAAGTCAGGCTGGAACTGGATGAAGAACATGTTCTACACAGTTCAAAATGGTGGAAGCAGAACTATCAATCAGAACTTCCGTTGTGATATTGAAGTTTCTGTTCTCCCACATCCAATACCTGGAAGCACTGCTTCTGATGATATTGTTGAAGATGTTGCGATGCGCTTTAAGTTCTACAACTGCTGGCCTACAGCACTTGCTTACTCAGACCTTAACGCTGGCGATAATTCTCTCCTAGTTGAGCAAATGACAATGGTGCACGAAGGATTCGATACATCGTTTTCTTCATTTGATTCTGCTAATAAGTTTGTTTCTGCAGGTCCAGTCGATACACCACCAACAGCGTAACTAACTAACTAAAGGAAAATAATATGACTACTCAAACCGTAAAAGCATCCGAAAATCCAGACCTTGTTAACCAACTGGTTTCACAAGCAATGGCTGAACCTGAAAAAGAAAAACAACCCGTTGTAGTTACACCTCCTTCTGATGTTCACGTTACTCTCCCTGGCGGATTTACAAATGCTGCTGGGGAGAGCGTGACAACAGTTGAAGTTCGTGAATTAACTGGGAAAGATGAAGAAGCAATTGCAAGAGCACAGAATCTTGGAAAGGCTCTATTACAAGTACTAAGTCGTGGAACCGTTAAAATTGGAAAAGAAGTTGCTACTGAAGAAGCACTAGATGCTATGTTGGCTGGTGACAGAGATGCCATCATGTTAGGTATTTATAAGGCAACTTTTGGTAACACCCCAGAACTGCAAGGTTTTTGTGGCGGATGTAATACTTTTAAGCCCGTTACAGTTAACATCAATGA